TGCCACTAATTTAACTACAATAGGTAATTGGACAGGAACTGTCTATAATGGGCTTCCTATCCTTTGTAATGGGGTAGATGACCCACAAGCACTATCTAATACAGGTTCTAGTAACTTTGTAGATTTACCTAACTGGGCAGCAAGTACAACTTGTAAAACCATAAAAGCATTTGGTAACTATCTAATGGCACTTAATCTTACTGAAAGTGGAACAGAATATCCTAACAAAGTAAGGTGGGGTGATGCAGCAGAGAACTTTAGTTTTCCATCTACATGGACTGCAGGTGCAACTAATGATGCAGGTGAAGTTACCATAGGTGATGAATCAGACTTTATTGTTGATGGTCTAGCACTTAAACAATCGTTTGTAATATACAAAGAAAACTCTACATGGATAGCTAACTATATTGGTGGTAATCTTGTATTTAGTTTCCAAAAACTATTTAACGATACAGGTGTACTAAGCAGAAATTGCGTAGCTGAATTTGAGGGTAGACATTTTGTAGTTACTCAAGGGGATTTAGTGGTACACGATGCTGTAAGAAAACAATCGGTAGCTACTGATTTAATTAAAAAAGAATTATTTGATGATATAAATGATGCATATTATAATCTCACTTTTGTTGCACATAACGTACAGCAAACAGAAATGTGGGTATGCTATCCTAGTATAGGGTCGCAATATTGTAATAAAGCATTAATTTATAACTATGTTAACAACTCATTTACTTTTCGTGATTTGCCTGATATTTATCACATTGGTTCTGGAATTGTAGACCCTGGTGCTACATCCATAACTTGGAACACACAGACAGCTACATGGACAACTTACGATGGAATATGGGGCGAGAGAACCTATAATCCTACAGAAAGAAGTATATTGATGGCAGGTGTTGCAGATACTAAATTGTATCGTGGTGATTTTGGCAGACAGTTCGATGGTGAAAACTATATATCTACACTAGAAAGAAAAGGATTAACCTTAGATGGTAATACCAATACTGTTAAACAAGTCAGAAAGCTAACCCCTAAAGTAGGTGGTTCAGGACAAGTTGTTATATCAGTTGGAAGTTCAATGTCACCTAATGGTACATACACTTATACAGCAGGACAAAACTTTGACCCAACACAAAACAACAAAGTAGATTGTAGGTCAACAGGTAAATACATCGCAGTAAGATTTCAACACACAGACAACAGTCCATTTGAACTTAATGGTTACGATTTAGAGTATGAAGTTATAGGGGAAAGATAATGGCACAAGCTCCTAAGTATGTACCTAATCCTGTACCTGCTAACTCAGAAGATTTACCTAGATATATATTTGAAGAACTTACTAAGCTACAAGGAGCATTACAAGAAAACCCTATAGCATTTATAGAAGAAAAGAATGTTGAACCTAGCAGAGTAAAGCAAGGTGATATCGCTTATGCTGATGGGACTAACTGGAATCCAGGACAAGGTGAAAACCTATATTACTATGATGGTACTGTATGGAGAGCATTTGCAGGTGGTAGTGGTGCAGGAGACTTTGGTTTCTTTTATGATACAACTGACCAAACACCAACATTAGTAAATACAGCTTATGCAATAACATTTGACAGTTCAGGTGATAAACAAGGTATAAGCATTGATGGTACAGATGCAAGTAAACTTAACTTTACCCATACAGGTAAATACTATATTAGTTTTCATGCGACCTTATCATCTAATAGTGCTAGTACAAAAACTGTATATTTTTTTCCAAAGATAAATGGAGTAACTAGTGCTCAATCTACAGCCATTTCTACACTACATGAGAATGGGCAGAAGAAAATTGTATCTAGGAATGGAATATTTAATATAACAGCAGGACAATACTTACAAGCATTTTGGGCATCAAGTAGTACAGATGTAGAATTACAACATAATGCAGCTACAGCATTTGCCCCCGAAACCCCATCTGTTACACTTAGTATAGTACAAGTAAGTCAATAGGAGAAATAAATGATATACGTTTCAGGAATACCTGCTCGATACATTGATGATGTATGGAGTGAATGTGAAAAATATGTAGTCATGGGTATAAATAAAGCGCAAGAAGAAATGAATGAACATGATATTTATTTCTTTTTAAAAGATGCAGAGATGCAACTATGGGTTGTGTTTGATGAAGAAAACGAAAAACAAATTAAAGCTGTAGTTACTACACAAATAATAAATTATCCACAGAAAAAAGTCTGCCGTATTGTTACATTAGGTGGAGAGGGAATGGATGAATGGGTAGCACAGGTATTAGATGTACTAGAAGAATGGTCAACAGAACAAGACTGTGATGCCATGGAAACAGTATGTAGAAAAGGATTTATTAAAAAATTAAAAAACTTTGGATATGAACAAACATATTCGATAGTTGGAAAAGAACTCACAACAATACATTAGGAGAACATTTATGAGTAAAGGTGGTGGAGGTACAACCCAAACTGTACAAAAAGCCGACCCATGGATAGGGCAACAACCCTATCTAACTGATATATTTGGAGAAGCACAAAGATTATATAGGCAAGGTCCTATGGAGTTTTTCCCTGGTCGTACATATGCTGCGCCAAGTGAAAGAACTTTACAAGCAGAAGAAATGATTGCTCAACAAGCATTAGGTGGACAACAAGCTATGGCTCAACAAGTAGCTCAAGCTCAACAGTTCGGATTAATGCAACCACAAATGTTACAATATAATCCATATCTTGCAGGTGCAACAGAAGCTGCACTAAGACCAGTATATGGACAAGCACAAGGATTATTGCAACAAGCAAGACGTGGCGCTACCCAAGCAGGACAGTTAGGTGGTACAAGACAAGCTATACTTGAACAAGGAGTAATATCAGACTACTTGCAAAAGGCAGGTGATATCAGTTCTCAAATGTATTCTAAGGCATATCAAGATGCTATTGATGCTCAACAAAGAGCAATTAGTTTAGCACCATCTGTTATGCAAATGGGGTTAGCTCCTGCTCAGACATTAGGTCAAGTAGGTTTAGCTGAACAAGCAAGACAACAACAAGCTATAGATGAAGCACGTGCTAGGTTTGAGTTTGGGCAACAAGCACCTACACAAGCATTAAGAGATTACTCTGCTATAGCAGCAGGTAGTATCTTACCACCAACAACTACAGCTACACAAACAGGTGGAGACCCATCGTTTATGCAACGAGCAGTAGGTGGTACTTTAATGGGGTTAGGTACTTATGGAACTATAGGTTCAGGAATGTTGGGTGGAACTGCTGCAACAAGCACGGCAGCAGCAACTGGACTAGCAAGTCTAGCAGGTCCAATAGGTATAGCTGTTGGGTTAGCTAGTTTATTTGATTAGGAGATAACATGTTAGGATTATTTAACGAAATAGCGAACTGGAATCTTTTTAAATCAGAAGAAGAAAAAGAAAAAGAAAGAAGACAGGCAATATCTCAAGGATTATTAGAATCAAGACCGTCTGTTTTTATGTCAGCACAAGATAGAGAAATAATGAGCAATGCTGATAAACCATTGCCACCACTTTATCCTGGAGGTCCATCTTTTACTCGTGTTGAAAAACCTGTAGAGTATCCTGGATTATTAGAAGAAGCTAGGAAAGAATATCTTTCTATGGCAGCTCAACCTTTTACTGAAGAAAATTTACAACAACAAATAGAGGCAGAACAAAAACTAAAAGAAGTTTCTATGGCTACAAATCCAATAGATAGTGGAGCTAAAGCTAGGTTAGCAGAAGCATATAATATACCTATAAAAGAAATAGCTGAAACACCCACCGAATCAACAATGAGTCCATTAACTTTACTTACTTTATTAAGTGCATTTAGTGGTGGGAGTAGTGGAAGACCTACTCCTCCAACAATAATGCCTACTCAAGCTACACCAGGTTTAATGTTACAAACACAAGACCCATATGAAAAATATAGAAGACGAGGATTATTATAATGATAGATGAGAAAGAACTACAAAAACTAACAGAATCATTAGGTGGAGTAGTTGCTCCAACATCATTAAGTGATGACCCAAAACAAATGCTTAAGGCAATACAGAATGCTGCATTGATTAGAGCAGGTGTAGGTATGCTTGGGCAAAGAAGACCTGGTGAATCAGGATATGATGTAGCTAGTAGAGTTTTAACTGATGTATCTAAAACAGCTCAAGGACAATTATCAACTTATGCTAAGTTAGCTGCTGCTCAAAAAACAAAAGGTACTTCTGTTGCAAAAGAACAAAGAAGTATAGCTAAAGATGCTTTGACTGCATATGATAAACTATATTATGAAAAAGATGAACTTGGTAATTTAGCTAGAGTAAAAAAATCTTTCCAGTTTGGGGTTGGTGGAGAACAAGACCCAGTAGATTTACCTAATAAAGAACTTTTCAAAAACAAATTATTTCCATTATATTTAGATAATCAAAATCTTTTTGAATATGTAGAACAAAAACATTTAGCAGCAGTTAGGGAATTTAAAAATAGAGGAACTGTAAATGGTATTAAAGTTGCTAAATGGGATTGGGATGATACTATGAATAGTTTTGAAACAAGTATGTTAGGACGATAAATGCCTGTAAATATATTTGATAGAGAAGAAATAGAACAAATTTCAAGTGGTCCTAAACCACAAGAAATAGATATTTTTTCCGAAGACGCAACACCATATGATGCTATTAATAAAGATACTATAGCATCTCAAAGACCTGTAGACAGTATAAAAGATATGTCAGTATCTGAAGCATTTTGGTTTAGCTCATCTATGGGCGCATCTGATACATATAGAGGTGTACAACAATTAAGAGGAAAAGATTTAGAATCCATGAGAATGGAACAAAGAAGACTAAACTCTTTATTTGAAAGTGATAAACATGGAACTACAGCATTACTTGGATATATAGCAGGAGTAATAGCTGACCCTGCAGGATGGGCATTACCTGTAATGAAAGCTAAAAGCATAGGTTCTTTGGTAGCACAAGGAATAGGATATGGTGGTGTTGCAGGATTTACTGGTTATGTAGATGAAGATAACGGGCAAGAAAGATTAACTAATGCAGCTTTTGGTTCTCTTGCAGGTGGTGGTTTGACAGGGGTGCTAGGTTTAGTTGGTAGAAAACATTTAGGTTTTGATGAACCTAAAAAAGATGTAGACCTTGACGAAATACTTGGAGAAGAAATACAAAGGGATAGAAAAAAAAGAAGAAGAAATGCTGAAAAAGCTAGATACACAAATGGGGATGAAGAATTAACTTATCTTGAAAGTTTTAAAAAAAATGTATCTAAACCAGTATACGATAGTATGGTAAGAAATCCGTTAGGATATACAACATCAGCAGTTTTAGGATATAACGTATTTAACAATTTAGAAGATGCACAGTCTTCTGAAGACTTTTTAAAAAATGCAGCACTTACAACATTAGCATTTGTGGGTGGTAAAAAAATAGGAGACCATGCAAATAAGACTGAAATTGCTGACAAAGTAATAGGAAGTATAAGCACAGAAGCTCAATTAAATAGAAGTATAATAGCTAAGAAAAGACAGATGGATTCTAACTTGTTAGGTTATCAAGGTAAACTTGCAAGACTTGCAGATGAAGCAGAAAAATTAGATGAAGCTGATAGAAAAATTCTTTACCAAGTTATGTCAGGTGATTTAACTATGGATGAAGTATATGATTTAGATGCAGGAGAAAAAATATTTAGAAAGACTTTGCCTTATGATGACAAAGTTGCTGCAGGTAAAACATTAACAAAAGAACAGGCGCTAGAAAGAGAGGGTGCTGCTGCTGTAGATGTGCCTGTAGAAGATTATTTAGGAATTAGTCTACCAACTTCTGTAAAAGATATAGCTAAGTTAAATGATAAAAAAATAAAATTGTTTAAAGAACTTGGAGAAGATTTAAGAGACGCAGGTTTATTAGATGATGACGTATTTAAAACAAACATAGATACATATATCAAAAGATTATATAACTTAGAAAACAATAACAACACAGAGTTTATAAAGAAAAGTATTAATAACTTATTAACAATAAGGGGAGATAGTCTAAGACCTAGAGGTACACAAATTACTATAAACACAGCAGGTAGAACTGAAAAAGAAGTTTTAGATGAAGTTAATCAGTTGGTTACAGGTTTAGAAAAAGAAAGAAAGATTGATTATAAAACAAAAAATGATTATGAAAAAAGATATGAAGACCAAACATCTTTTCCTAACTCATCATACAAAAAAAGAGTTGGCAAAATAATAAATAGAGTTGCTAAAGATGACCCAAGATATATAAAAGGAGTTGATGATTTAGACCAA